AGCCATGAGAGGACAAGGACGTTTAAGTGTAGTGGCTGAAAACCTATTTGCTACGTCTGCAAAGCGCCACAACGAGCGCGTCATGAACAGCAAATGGAAAATGTGCTGGAAATGCCAAAAAGACAAAGACCCTCGTGGCGGTTTTCTTCGGATAACTGCGGGTCTGCACAAGTTTATTTGCAAAGATTGCATGGACGCTAGAGAGAAAGAAAGGAGTATGAAACGTGAAGAGTAATCACAACGTCATTCGTGAGCTACTCAAAAGACACCCCGAGGGTTTGAAGTCACGCGAGATAGTTGAGATAACTGGCATAGATAAACGCGTTGTCAACAAAGCATTGGAGAGTGTCTTTGGTGTGTACATCGATCGGTGGGAGAAGTCTGTCTTTCGCAACACATTGTCGGCAGTATGGGTCGTCGTTGACGTGCCTGAAAACTGCCCTAAACCAGAAAACACAGGAAGGAGATCGCGTGAAAAGATATGCAACCCTGATGACGCTATATTTTTAAACAGAAGGAGAGAGATCAATGACTAGTGCTAATCAAATACAGGTAGCGGGTACTCACTACAAGACCAAAGCCATACAGCCGTGGGACTACATTGTTGCAAACAACATCGGCTACTTGGAAGGAAATGTAATAAAGTATGTGTCTCGTTGGAAAGACAAGGGCGGTGTTGATGACTTGCGAAAGGCTCAGCACTACCTGACCAAGCTAATAGAAACACAGGTGAAGTAATGGCTGCAACCCCCGAATCCAAAGTCAAGAAGCGCGTGCGTGAGATGCTAGATACGCTTGGTATATACCACTTCATGCCACCAGCCAACGGCTTTGGTCGGGCGGGTATTCCGGACATCATCGCCTGCATGGACGGACACTTCATAGCGATCGAGTGCAAGGCAGGCAAGGGCACAACCACGGCTCTGCAAGACCGCGAACTCGAGCGCATACAAAACGCAGGCGGTACAACTTACATAGCAAGAGAGACCAACATAGATGAACTACAACACCTACTCAGGGAGAAAAGAAGTGGCTTATGAAGGCATGATGACCCAAGCAGAACTGGAGCGCCGTGTCCAAGCCATGTCAGACGAAGAGCAAGAGCATTTCAAACTGCTCATACACAAACTCGTGATGTGCTACGGAGACGGCAACGCGCAGGGCGTGGTCATAGTGGGCAGAGCAGAAGACCAACTGGCAGGAGTCGTTACCCTTAACTGTAACGAGATGGAGGCGTCGCAACTCATGTTGGCGGCAAACGATTTTTTCGGCTTTCTAAACGTCCTAGGCGCACCGCCCAAGGAAAACTTTAACTAAGGAGAAACTATGATTATCAAACGTGCTATCGCTGTAGAGAGCTTGACCAAGGTCTGTGAAGAGAGCTTGAACCTCATCAAGCAACTAATTGATGCTGACAACGAGGTGTATGCCAAAGGATACGAGGATGGCGTGACGGCTCAGGCTGAAGTTCAAAAGACTTTACGCCCTTGGGTTGGGCTGACGGATGAGGAAATATTGTCCGAGGCAAAACGATTTGCTTTGGGTCTTTCGTTTCCGTTTAATGGAATCACAACACCAGAAATGTTTGCCCGAACCATTGAAGCCAAACTCAAGGAGAAGAACAGTTGACCGCACCCTATAAACAGATCATCACGATCGACTTCGAAACCTACTGGGACACCAAGTCAGGTTACACACTGAGCAAGATGACAACCGAGGAGTACATACGTGACCCAAGATTCAAAGCCTTTGGAGCCTGCATCCACGAGTACGGATCAGACAAGCCAACCCAGTGGTACAGAGGAGATGAGCTCCCGCGCATTTTGGGGTGTTACGACCCTGTTTCTACTGCTGTTCTGGCTCATAACGCTCAGTTCGATGTGGCTATTTTGGAATGGGCGTATGACTGGCACCCATGCTTTATTTTTGATTCTCTGTCTATGGCTCGCGCCCTTCGTGGCGTGGAGGTGGGTAATTCGCTAATGAAGCTGGCGCAGGACTTCGGTCTGCCCCCTAAAGGTAGCGCCGTGTACAGCACCAATGGAATAGAGGATATAGATGAGGTGATGGAGTCTGAGCTTGCTGAATACTGCAAACACGACGTGTGGTTGTGCGAGCAGATCTTTACCCGCCTAGCCGTCGGGTATCCCCCCAAAGAGCTACGGCTCATCGACATGACGCTGAAGATGTACACACGCGCTGTGTTGCAGCTTGACCCCAACATGCTGACCGATGCCATACTAGAGGAGAAAGAAACCCGTGAAGCCCTATTACACAAACTCGGCGTGGTGGAAACTGCACTGGCGTCGAACCCGCAGTTTGCTGCACTACTTACGCAACTCAACGTGGTTCCGCCAACCAAGACAAGTAAGACGACAGGCAAAGAGACACTTGCCCTCGCTAAGAACGATGCCCTATTTCAAGCGCTACTCAACGGTGAACGTGAGGACGTTGCCCTTCTATGTGAAGCGCGTCTTCGGGTTAAATCGACCACTGAGAGAACCCGTGCGCAGCGATTCCTCGATATTAGCAAGCGTGGTACGCTTCCAGTCCCTCTGTCTTACTACGGCGCACAAACAGGAAGGTGGACAGCAAGCCGTGGCTCGGCCATCAACATGCAGAACCTCAAGCGAGGCTCGTTCCTTCGTAAAGCAATTATGGCTCCCGCTGGCCACCAACTCGTCGTCGGTGACTTATCGCAGATTGAGCCGCGAGTACTGGCGTGGTTATCAGATTACACAGACATGCTGGACATCTTCAGGAGTGGCGGTGACCCTTACGCCGCGTTCGGAGCGCAGATGTTCAACATATCCGGACTTAGTAAAGAGTCTCACCCTGACCTTCGGCAATCTGCGAAGAGCGCGTTGCTTGGCTGCGGATACGGTCTTGGCTGGGCGGCTTTTGCTTCTCAACTCCTCACAGGATTCCTCGGGGCGCCACCGCAACGCTATGACTTGGCCTTTGCAAAGAAGCTTGGTGTTACTCAACAGGCAGCGGAGAAATTCCTCGATTGGGAGGTCAACGTCGAGAAGCTCCAAGCCATACCGCACACCTGTACCACAAGAGAGCTAGTCATCCACTGCCTAGCGGCCAAGGCCATCATCGACAAGTACAGGGCGACAGCCACGCCCGTGGTGGACTTCTGGAACCTACAGACCGAGCTAATACACGAGTCTCTTTACAAGGGCAAGGAGTATAAGCACAAGTGTCTGACGTATCGTAAGGGGGAGATTGAGTTGCCATCAGGCATGAAACTGTTGTATCCGTACCTACAAATCAGGCGACACACAGACGAGAAAACAAAAAAAGAGCAGGTCGAGTGGACTTACGGCGAAAATCGTACTAAGATATACGCAGGGAAAATAACCAACAATGTCACGCAGGGCGTAGCGAGATGCGTGATGACTGATGGGATGGTACGGACTGCGAAGAGATACTTTGTAGCGGGAACAGTGCATGACGAGCAGATCGTTGTGGTTCCTGATGCAGAGGTACAGGACGCTAAGACTTGGGTCTTAGCGCAAATGACTATGGAGCCGCCCTATATGCCGGGCATTCCATTGGACGCTGACGGTGGCGCGCACCGTAGATATGGGTTAGCAAAAAACTAGGAGAAGCAATATTGAAGTTACCAACAAAAATAAGAGTAGGTAGGCGGTGGTACAGCGTGGAAGTCATTGAGGCTATGATCGATAAAAGTTATGTAGGGCGGGTGTACTATGACGCTCAACACATTCGTATCGGTACACGCAACCACTCAGGCAAGCCGTTTACAAAGCACGAAGTTGGAGATACTTTTTGGCATGAGCTTACGCATGCAATCTTGCATGACATGGACAGCCCGTTGTATCGTGATGAGCGTTTTGTATCCGCATTTGCAACACGGCTTAACAAAGCCATTAACACAGCAAAGTTCGAATGAAAAATCCAGCATGGTCACACAGCAGCCTCAAAGATTTTGAAGGCTGCCAACGCAGGTATCACGAGGTCAAGGTCTTAAAGAATTACCCCTTCCAAGAGACTGAGGCTACGCGCTACGGCAATCAGGTGCATAAAGCTATCGAAGACTACATCAGGGACAAGACGCCAATCCCTGCTGAGTATGCGCAGTTCCAGCCTGTAGTGGACGCCATGCTGGGTAAATCAGGACGGGCGCTTGCTGAGTATGAAATGGCATTGACTGTGGACTTAAAGCCTACAAACTGGAAGTCCCCTGACGTTTGGGTTCGAGGCATTGCCGACATCCTGATCGTTGACGATGAGAACCTTACGGCGTGGGTGGGAGATTGGAAGACCGGCAACAACAAGTACCCAGATCGGGATCAGCTTGTGTTGATGTCACTACTAGTGTTCCAGCACTTCCCCCATATCCGCAAGGTCAACTCAGCGTTGCTGTTCATTGTCAAAAATGATATGGTCAAGATGCAGATGCAACGCGACCAAGCCGAAGCCTTTTGGTGGAAGTATCGTGAGCGCACTGCGCGTCTTGAAGCAAGCTTTGAGAACGATGTATGGAACCCAAATCAAACCCCACTATGCGGCTGGTGTCAGGTCACTAGCTGTGAGTTCAACCCTAAGCACTAGGAACAATCATGGCCACAAGAAATTATCGGTCAGAGTACGACAACTACCAAGGTACACCCGAGCAGATCAAGAAGCGAGCAGAGAGAGTTAAGTCTCGTCGCATGATGGAGAAGACGGGTGCAGCCACCAAGGGTGACGGCAAAGATGTGGATCACATCAAGCCCATGCGCTCAGGTGGTACATCAGCCAAAGGTAACCTGCGTATGCGTAACAAATCTGCCAACAGAGCAGACAATAAATAAACCTCGGAGAAGCAATTGGAAATCGTAGAAGACAAAGCGCTTATCTTACGCACAAGAGACCCACACAAATATTCAATCATCCCAAAGAGCAAGGCCATGCCCCGTGCAGACGGCGGCTACGACGTTGCTGTGTATTGGGGGCTTGATGAAGCGCGGGTGTTGCGTAACCTAGGTGTTAAAAACGTACCATCGCCTATCACAAGGCGCTACGACTGGCCGGGGCGTTACAAACCTATGGCTCACCAGATCGAGACAGCTTCGTTCCTTACGCTGTATCGCAGAGCATTCGTGTTCTCCGAACCCGGCACAGGCAAGACGCTCTCTGCTCTATGGGCGGCTGACTACTTGATGCGCTTGAAAAAAGTGCGTAGGGTTCTCATACTATGCCCCCTGTCGATCATGCACAGCGCGTGGATGGGGGACATCAACAACAGCATCATTCACCGCTCGGCAGTTATCGCGCACCACCCGCAAGCTAGTCGCCGTATCGAGATGATTCAGCACGACTACGAGATAGTGATTACAAACTACGAAGGTCTTAACTTGATCGCCAATGAGGTTGTTAATGATGGCCGGTTTGACCTTGTGATTGTGGACGAAGCCAACGCATACAAGACACCCACGACACGCAGATGGAAATCGCTTAACTCAATAATTAACCCCAACACATACCTGTGGATGATGACGGGAACTCCTGCATCGCAGTCGCCTGTCGATGCGTACGGCTTGGCTAAACTAGTTAATCCCGATGGTGTGCCTAAGTTTTTTACTGCATGGCGAGATCAGGTTATGAACAAGGTCACTACGTTTAAGTGGTCTCCTAAAGCTGACGCTAAAGAGAAAGTCCATGAAGCGCTACAACCCGCGATACGCTTCACAAAAGAAGCATGTTTAGATCTACCCCCTGTCATTACCATGACGCGTGAGGTGAAGTTAACGCCCCAACAAGCCAAGTATTACAACCTTCTCAAAGAGCGCATGCTTGTGCAAGCGGCAGGGGAGACCATCACAGCGGTCAATGCCGCGGCTGGTGTATCCAAACTATTGCAGATCAGTTGTGGCGCGGCTTACACAGACGACAAAGAGGTCGTGGAGTTTGATTCTGCGCCTAGGCTTGCGGTACTGGAGGAGATACTAGAAGAGACCGACCGCAAGGTCATCATCTTCGCCCTGTTTCGCAGCATCATCGACACCATAAGCACACACCTGACCAAGCGCGGTATCTCCAACGAGTGCATTCAAGGGGACGTGTCACCCAGCAAACGAGGCGCAATCATCAACCGCTTTCAGACTGAGGACAACCCCCGCGTACTGGTGATGCAGCCTGCGGCTACTGCGCACGGCATTACGCTTACTGCCGCTGATACTGTGGTGTTCTATGGGCCGCTCATGTCTGTTGAGCAGTACATCCAGTGCTGTGCGCGTGCTGACCGCAAGGGGCAAACGTCAGATAAAGTTACGGTGATTCACATTCAAGGAAGTGCGATTGAGGAACGAATGTTTAAAGCCTTAGCAGGGAAAGTTAGTGATAACTTACTACTTACCCAGATGTTCGACACTGAAATTAAATCGTAAAAGGAGTTTACACATGCTATAAAACCCGTCTATACTGTCCAACCTTAGACAAACATTCATAAACAGGAGAAGTAATGGAAGAAGATAACGTACCGTTAGATAAGCTTGTCAAGATATACCGCAAGCTGCGTTCACGCATGACTACATTGACCCAAGAGTACGACACCGAAGCGGAGATACTCAAGGCTCAACAAGACGAGATCAAGAACGCAATCAAAGAGCAGATGAAGGCGATGGGCGTCACATCAGTTCGCACTACCGAGGGCACGGCAGTAATGTCCGTGAAGACTCGCTATACCACGCAGGACTGGGACGAATTTAAAAAGTTCGTACTGGCGCACGAAGCAGTTGAGCTACTGGAGAAGCGCATTGCGCAGACCAACATGGCTCAGTTCTTAGAAGAAAACCCCGGGATCGTACCGCCCGGCCTAAACTCGACATCCGAGTATGACATCTCTGTACGCAAACCAACTTAAATGGAAATCAAATGAGCAACATTGCAATGTTCAACCCCTCAAACGTCCCTGCATTTGCTAAGAATGCAGTTCTGTCAGCAACCACGCTAGCCTTGGCTGGTGGTGCAGGTTCTGGCGGTGGCATGAAGCGCGTCTCTATCAAAGGCGGTGTGTTCAGACTGCTGTCTAACGGCAAAGAGATCGCATCGATTGATGAGCGTCACTTGGACGTGATCGTGGTCAAAGCTGCCCCCAAGGTCAGCCGTATTTTTTACGCCGGTAGCTACGACAAAGACGCGGCTGCAGCCGC